CCCCGCTCGGTGTTTTGCGGGGGGGAACTGCAAGCCGAAGCAGACTCTCCCCTGGAGCCTTCTTAGTCCTAGTTCAGGGAGATTTGGTGGTCTTTCTCCTGGCTGGGCGGAGTACGGACTTGAAGGAGGTTCCTGCCGTCCCTGTCGTGGGGACGGTGATTAACTCTGTTCTCCCAGGAGTTCAGAGTGATCTCTGTGTGACTAGCTCTCCGCAGAGTGAGGCTTCGTTGCTACCGACAATGTAATTGAGGTCCCGGGGTCTGTAGAAACTCCCGGCGCGCCAGCTGTCCCTCCTAAGACAGCAGCTGGACGTGACGTCTTGTCTAAGGCACCTTCTTTGGCTGAGACCGCAAAGAAAGGTGAAGCTGGGTCTCAAGATGAAACTGTCACTAAAGAACCGTCTAGGTTGGAATCAGGTGACTGGAGTTCACACGTTGAGAAAGTTCTTCGTAGGTACCGAGCCGGTCAGGGTCGGGCTGAAGGGAGCATCCTCGCTGAGATTGGGTCGATTTGCACTGGCTCGCTGAAGTTTGTTCAGTGTGTCAGAAGCGGTCCTCAATCTGCACCTACCGTTTTCAAACCTGAAAACGGTGAGGAGAGTTTGCAGGCGTGGGATCTGATATCTCCTGAGTTGGTAAGAACTCAGATCAGAAACCCCACTCTTAATCCTTCTCAGGCGCGAGCCCGTGCTCGTGCCCTGGCTGTTAAGGCCTCGGAACTCGGAATTGCTGTTTGTCCTATTCTTCAGACCGCCTACGCTTGGGTGTTGGCTGTCTCTAGGGCTCAGTTTTTTGAGCGTCCTCGTTGGACTTTTGTACGTGGTGATTGGATCGATCAGGTCAGGGATGGTAGTTCTTTTGAAGGGCTGCCGAACCTGAACACCATGTCCAATGGTATAGGTGGTGAGTGGTGGGAGACAGGTAAGAAGGTGAGTTACCCTCTTCCTTCCAAGCTCTCTGACGCCACCTACCTTGCTTTGGCTTGGTGTTTGACACTTGGCGATACAACTAGTGAGTGGGTGTTTTACGCTGAGGATCCTCAGAGTACCGCAACCCCTTGGGCACCCAATTGGTACACCACTGCCCCCGATTGGTCTGGGGCTTTGGAGTTACTGTACAGCTGGGTTTCTGGGATGGGTTTTGGTGACCGGGTTCCTCTCGCCGCTGTGGAGATGATGTGTGCTGATCATGCTGGCATTCTTCTTACTCCTGGCAGGCGGTTGGCCTGGCCCGGTACTGCTGGACCTTGGCGTGATGCTCAGGATGCTAGACTGGCTTGGGAGGTGGAGCAACGTAATTTGGTTTTTGAACTGGACCGTTCTTCCGCTCGTCACAGAGATTCGAGGGCTCATGCCGTCGTTAGACGGTTTGGTACTCGTCGTACTCTCTGGGGTAACCAGGTCGTGGCATTGGCTGCCGCTCGTAGGCGTCTTACGGATTTAGACGCTGATGTTCGTAGAGTCAGGGGTCTTCTTGAAGCTCATCACAGGCTGAACAGTAGAGTGTTCAGTGATGAGCTGATAGAGGGGTGGCCCCATAGGGATCGATTGGATTGCCGCGCTGATGAGCTCCTTTATCCTGTTCCTTTGCCTCAGGTGGCGTGGCATGTGTTGTGTGATAGAGAGTCCATGATAATTCATTCTTCGAATACCCCCATGGGGATGTTCTCTATCGACGCGTTAGCTGTAGCCTTTGTTGCCCTTTGTGGCCGACAAGATGAGGCTCTTGCGCGAATTGGTGGTGGTCTGGCTTTTACTTGGGCTGGTTCCATTGGTCATCCCCCCTTCTGGTCTGCTCCAGTGAGGCAGTTGGGCATGGGTGTTGGTCATCTCGTGGGTAAGCATATGGTTGAGTATCTTACACGCGAGTGTTGCTGCTCCGTCTCAGTTCTTCATCGTCGTTACAATACGAATTACGAGCCTGGTGTCAATTCGTATTTTGAGATGAAGAACTGTGTTCCCGAGCAGGGACCTTCTGTCCCTTGGCCTTTTGCCCCTGGTGCTCGGCGTTTTGTTGTTGCGCCGAGGCCCCTCGCACTTCGTGAGCAGTGCGGTTCCATAACAAGGTTCCCTCCCTGGCTGTCAGAGGCTATGTGGGGTTCCGCCTTCTATGGTTCCTCACCTCCTCCTGAGGCACCGGGGTTAGACTCGAAGATGATGGCCATGGCTCCTAAGGTTAGCCAGACTTCTGGTAGGGGATTACATTGGAACAATCCCCTCTACCCCGCTGTCCCGTGGGAGTGTACTCGTTCTGTTTCCGAGTATGATCGTGGTTTTATGGTGGATATTCGAGCTCATCACCATTACTTCGTCTGTGCTGGTCAACAGCCTGACGGGTATTGGCTTGGCTCTTTGCCCCGTATCCGCGATCCTACGCGTGGTTTCTTCGTCCCCAGGTTTTTCCCTGTTCTCAGCAATGACGTGCTATGCAGGTGGGGTGACGAGTACACCTTGGGAGTTGTTCCCAGGTTTGTGCTTGGTCATAACGAGGAGCTGGAGCTTTGGTTTCAGAGCAAGGAGGCCAGAGGGGCTGCCCTTCTGACCACTGTCACTCAGCTGTTGTTCCCTGTTAACTGGAACGATGGCAGTAGGGACGTCCCCGGCCCTCAGAGTCGCTTATTGCGTGCTCTGGGGGAATGGGGGACGACATAGGTGGGGAACCACCAGGGGCTGCTGACATGACTGCTTCCGGAGGTGGGTCCGGAGTATTTCGTGATGTTCTTCACCGAACGACTGTCAGCAGCATAGGTTTAGAGACACCACCCGTATACACTCGATATGCGGGAGGTTGCCCGTTGGGTGGTGTTAACACAACGCATAGGGACCCTTGTACGGCGTGTCCTTTATGTGGTAGTAAGTCGACTTTTGATGATGTTGTCGCTTGCGGTTCTTACGCTTCCAGGTGTGGTGATGCCTGGCGGGTGAAAGACGGCGAGAGGTATACTGATTCTTGGTCTTACACGAAGCGCGATGCTTTGTTGGAGTGGAAACGGTTGAAGAGTATCCCTGTGTCCGAGGGTTCTGGCAGTTGGTCTGTGGCTTGGACCACCGGCTGTCAAGAGCGGTACAGGGTACCCGTCGCCGTGGAGAAGCACCTTCCCCCGTTTCTTTCCTGGCATGTTTATGTTAGGAGGAAAGTGGGGTTGTCTCTTGATCTTCTTCCCACCGGTGTCAGGTCTTACGTTCTGCGGGTTTTCCAGATCGTAGGAGTTTGGTCAGGTGACGAAGGTCATGGCATGGCTGTGCTCAAGGAGCTCGGCACTTGGTCTAAACGGTATGGTCCTGAGGCTTTGGGGCCGTACTGGGCTTATTTTGTGGACTGGAATTTACTTTTTGGTAATCATCCCAGTCCGGGGGCCGATGAGGTCGTTGATCAAGCGCGGGGTTGGTTTGGGGACAAGGTTCCGAAGGGCTGGACTCGCCGTAAGTGGTATGAGTTGCAGCGTATTTGGCACCTTGGTCTCGACCGTCTTGAGGTCATGGTCGAAGCTCAACTTGCTTCTTCTGGTATCTCCAACGAGGATCGTATTCCTTACTCAGATTGGGAGAAGTGGCCGGGCAGATGGGTCACTTCCGGGTCGTCGGGGGGTGTGGCTTCGAGTTTTTCTTCTGTACGTTCTTCCAAGAAGGCCTGTTGGCTTGGGGGAGTGTCTGAGTCTTCCAAGTCCTGGAACGGGGGCGTCTTCGTGATTAAACGTGAGTTTGCTAAGCCGCGCGGCGTGCTTTCTAGCTCTTACAACGTTTATCGCGATGAGTCGTGGTTGTTCCAAGGATTGGAAGATATGGTGGAAAAATTCGTTCCAACATCCCTGGGCGGGTGTGATCGGGAGCGTTGGGATAGCATTGCTTCCCACGTCTCCGGTTACGTCGGCTGTTTCGACGTCAGTCAATTTGACAAACTCCCGGGCGATGGGGTCGTGGAGAGAGGGTTGAGACTGCTCTCTCGTATCACGGCCCCTCGCTCGGGAGGGGATGAGCTTTACGTGGAAGTTCGAGAAAAGGTCATCTCCTCGTTGTTGAAGCAGGTGGTGAAGATACCTGGTCATGGTCCCATGACCAGGGTGAGAGGAGTTTTGAGCGGCTGGCGCTGCACGGCTGCCCTCGACACCTATCTCAATTACGCTTTGTGGACCGGCATTGCCGTTGAAGCGGGCGTTTCTGATGGGTTAAAGGGTATCCGGTTGTTCCAAGGGGATGACGTGGTCATTGCCGGTGTTGGGAAGAGTATTCTCAGCGTTTTGGCTTTTGTCCTCGACCGTCTCCCGGAGCTTGCTCACCCCTCCAAGGGTTGGATTGGCAGATCGCGGTTCGAGTTCTTGAGGTATGTTTGTACATCTGGTCCTGGTGGTTGTTACAGGTCCGGGTACCCCTTGAGAGTCGTGCCTCGTATCGTGTCCTCTTCTCCCTGGACGGGTGGCGTGTTCAGCCCTCGCTCTGCTCTTGACTCTTGGTCATTGCTCGTTGCTCGTGGTATGGCGATCGGCCCCGTGGTCCGGCATTGTGTCCGTGATCTCTGTGGTTGTATTGGCTGTACCGCTGGCGACGTTCACAAGTATCTTCACACTCCTGCTACGGTCGGTGGTGGTGGTTGGTTTCCCTCGTTTGATTATCGTCAGTGGATTGTTCTAAGGAGCGCTTCACTTTTCGAGGCTGGCGAGAGGCGATTGCGCACCACCGAGTTTTCATCCTTGAGCTCTTCTGACCAAGTTTTGGTTAAGGGTCGTTTGAGTGCGTTGTTTGGTTCAAAGCTGGGTGGCGGCTTGGTGGGTGTCTGTGACTCTTTGGTTTCAGGTTTGGAACTGAAGCGCCCTGTCGACAATGCCGAGAAGGCACGTCTTGTACGTTTTCAAGTACCTGACGTTTCTGGTTTCGGTTTTGTTCTTCAGAAGACACCCCGATTGTCTCGGCCCCCCCCTCCCCCGCGCCTCAATTGCGATCCCTCTGTTTTTAGGCCTTATTTGGTTTTGAAGTGTAGGACTCAGGAGTGGGATGTTGTCGCAAGTCTTCTTAAACACTCTAACGATGTGAAGATGATTCAGAGTTTCAGGTCCAAATGGCCCAGAAGCGTTTGGTACAGCTGGCTCAGTGGCGACCTTTCGGGGTTGGCCCCTCTGAATCGTCTCGGCTATGGGGCCGACGCTCTATCAAAGGTTGAGCCCATTCTCCGTTCCCAGTGGTGGCCTGTTTTTGGTTCCCACAAGAAATGGAGATTGGACTGCCTTAAGATCAGGGCTGAGGTTCTAGCGGCGAGCGCGATACGTCGTATGAAGTATCGCGTCTTCCGTAGTTAGAGTGTTTGTCATCGCAACGGCTGGGGTTCGTCCCCTGGGCAGGTATAAGATCCTGTTGACCTTCACAGG